TTGGTCACCTACAGTTCCTTTAGGTCCTATTGTTCCTTTAGGTCCTAATACACCTTTAGGTCCTCGATCACCTTTAGCACCGGGGTCTCCTTGAGTTCCTTTAGGTCCTAATACTCCTTTAGGTCCTTGGTCACCTTTAGCACCGGGGTCTCCTTGAGTTCCTTTAGGTCCTATTGTTCCTTTAGGTCCTTGGTCACCTACAGTTCCTTTAGGTCCTATTGTTCCTTTAGGTCCTAATACACCTTTAGGTCCTCGATCACCTTTAGCACCGGGGTCTCCTTGAGTTCCTTTAGGTCCTAATACTCCTTTAGGTCCTCGATCACCTTTAGCACCGGGGTCTCCTTGAGGTCCTTTAGGTCCTAATACACCTTTAGGTCCTATTGTTCCTTTAGGTCCTTGGTCACCTTTAGCACCGGGGTCTCCAACAACTCCTTTAGGTCCTATTACTCCTTTAGGTCCTATTACTCCTTTAGGTCCTATTACTCCTTTAGGTCCTTGGTCACCTTTAGGTCCTTGGTCACCTACAGTTCCTTTAGGTCCTATTGTTCCTTTAGGTCCTCGATCACCTTTAGCACCGGGGTCTCCTTGAGGTCCTTTAGGTCCTAATACACCTTTAGGTCCTATTGTTCCTTTAGGTCCTTGGTCACCTTTAGGTCCTTGGTCACCTACAGTTCCTTTAGGTCCTATTGTTCCTTTAGGTCCTCGATCACCTTTAGCACCGGGGTCTCCTTTAGCACCGGGGTCTCCTACAACTCCTTTAGGCCCCTGCTCTCCTTTTTCTCCCTGCAAGTAACCACTTACCGTCCACTCTGCCCTAGGAGCTTGACTTATGGTGGGGGCAACAGCAGTGGCTATAAAATAGTAATCACTTATAGCTACTGCTTCTGTATACCAGTTTGTTACAGTTCCGTTTGCTTGCGTAATTCTAAATCCGGAACTTACAGAAGAGGAGCCCCCATTCATATCAGGCGCAAGAGGGGGATTATCTCTATCTACAGTAGCATTACCATTTAAGTTATCATTGAGTGTGCCATCGTAATATATTATAAATACAGCGTCTCCGGGAGATCCTTTTACGCCACTTGAACCTTTTGGCCCTGTGTCTCCTTTAGGTCCTGCAGATCCTTTAGGCCCTGGATCACCTCCCGTCCCTTTAGGTCCTATTGTTCCTTTAGGTCCTTGAGTTCCTTTAGTTCCTTGTTCTCCTTTAGGGCCGTCATCTCCTACAATACCCTTGGCACCTGCATCACCTTTAGCACCGGGTTGTCCTTTAGCGCCGGGGTCTCCAACAACACCTTTAGGTCCTATTGTTCCTTTAGGTCCTCGATCACCTTTAGCACCGGGGTCTCCTTTAGGGCCGTCATCGCCTACAATGCCTTTAGGTCCTACTGTTCCTTTAGGCCCTTGAGTTCCCTTAGGCCCTTGAGCTCCCTTAGGTCCTTGATCACCTTTGGGACCATCATCACCTACAATGCCTTTGGCTCCTGCGTCGCCTTTCTCTCCTGCATCTCCTTTAGGACCATCATCACCTACAATGCCCTTATCTCCAGAACCTCCTTTATCTCCTGCATCACCTTTAGCACCGTCATCACCTACAATGCCTTTGGCTCCTTGACCTCCTTTATCTCCTGCATCACCTTTAGCACCGTCATCACCTACAATGCCTTTGGCTCCTTGATCTCCTTTAGGCCCTTGATCGCCTTTAGGACCATCATCACCTACAATGCCTTTGGCTCCTTGACTTCCTTTAGGCCCTTGATCTCCTTTAGGACCATCATCACCTACAGTGCCTTTGGCTCCTTGATCTCCTTTAGGCCCTTGATCTCCTTTAGGACCATCATCACCTACAGTGCCTTTGGCTCCTTGATCTCCTTTAGGCCCTTGATCGCCTTTAGGGCCGTCATCTCCTTTAGGGCCTTTAGCGCCTGGACTTCCTTTAGCTCCTTGATCTCCTTTAGGTCCTTGATCGCCTTTAGGTCCTCGATCGCCTTTAGGGCCTTTATCTCCCGGATCACCTTTATCTCCCGGATCACCTTTAGCTCCTGGATCGCCGTCAGGACCTTTTTCGCCTTTGTCTCCTGGACCTCCCGGCTCCCCTTTGGGACCGGGGTCTCCGTCTCCGCCCTTGGGACCCGGATCACCTTTAGGACCCGGACCGCCTTTTTCCCCGATAGATCCTTTAGCGCCCTCTTTTGATTTTGAGAAAGTTTGGAAAGACTCTACATCTGTATTAATGTTTTCAACATTTATGGAAAAATCAATGAATCCAGTATCTGCAGTAAGGGCAGTAATTGGACCAAATACAAGAGAGTCTCCTGATATAGTAGGAGTTGCTGCAGTAACATTTGATGTAGTAGTGCTTACACTAAATTCATCTGTTCCAGGAGTTCCTGTTACAGGAGTAAGAGGATTGCCCCCTCTATACACTTCAATCGTTGTGCCAGATCCTGTAAAGTTTGGATTATTTCCATCGGCATCAGTAGGCACAGTATGCGCTGAGTTAGTATTAACAATTGTAATACCCGCTTTTGCATCAATACCAATAATAGAAATTGTGTCAAAGGCAAGCTCACTTTGATCTCCGTCTGATACTCCTACGCGAATTTGATTATTTGTGAAAGGACTACTTGGAATTGTGTAAGCTTTTGTAGCTGTAGAACTAAATACGGTGTCATCAGTAAATCCATCCCCTGTAAATTTAAAGAAAGGAGTATCTACATTTTGTGCAGTTGCCGTAAGTGTTAATGTTCCGCTAGGATCTGGAGTTCCATCTGTATATACAATCGAATAGTCAGGCGACGTAAGTTTTACTGCTGCAGCATCTGCGCCTCCCGCTCCCGGTTCTCCTTTGGGACCTTCTACGCCTTCGAATGATTTTGAGAAAGTTTGTGTGCTTGTAAATGTTTGAGTAACGTCTGTGCCCTCTGCTTGAATTACATAGGTAATACTTGCAGTTGCCGCTGACATTGCAGAGGCGGCGCCCATAATAAACTGCTTATTCGTGGCGTCAAGAGTGGGACTAGAATCTGCTGTAATATCCGTGTCATTAACCTGGCTTACTCTAAACTCTCCTGTTCCCGGAGTTGTAGATACAGGAGTAAGCTGAGTATTTCCTCTATAAACTTCAATAATTGTTCCAGAGCCGGTATATACACCAGTACTTCCATCTGTATCACCGGTGTCCACAGGAATAGTATGTGCAGAGTTACTATTTATTATACTAATACCACTGGAACCGTCAGAAAGGCCTACAATACTTATAGTATCGAATGCAAGTTCAGTTTGCTGAGTTCCTACAAGAGCACCGTCGGATACTCCTACTCGAATAGTATTGGTAGTAAATGCGGTAGCAGGAATAGTATATGTTTTAGTATTTCCAGATGCAAACACAGTATCATCAGTAAATCCATCGCCCGTAAACTTAAACCATGGAGTTGTAAGGTTTTGTGCCGTCGCAGTAAGAGTTAGTGTTCCGGTAGGAGTAGGAGTGCCTTCTTCATCATATACAATTGAGTAATCATCAGAAGTAAGTTTTACTGATATAGCATCTTCGCCTGCTGAGCCTTCTCCAAAGAATCCAATTAATACTGGAGTTGACCAGTCTGTAGGGTCGGCGTCAATAGTATATGTGGTTCCTTGGGAGATAGCTGCTGCTGTTGTCTTCCATAAATACTGAGTGCTTTGGCTAAGACTTGACGCAGTTGAAGACCAGCTATTGCCGGGAGTTCCAGTAATTGCTCCAGTAGCAAAAGTATAAGTTACATCTGTATCGGGAAGGGTTGGTTGAGTTGCAGAATTGTTTGTTAAGAAAAGCTCAACAATTGCAGTATTTAAAGGTCCTTCTGACGAAAACTGTGCAGCACTACTCCACTCACTTGAAGCAATCTCATCTGTGAGGCCAGAACCGTTCGCAGTTGCGGCAACAACCCAAAGAGGCTGTGTAGCAGTAGTTGTAGGCCCGTTAGGAGTAGTATACCAACCACTATCGCCTTCTTCGAACTTAGTATCTCCTCCAGTTGTATCAATTTGTCCTGTAGTAAGGTCTACAACTGTGGGATCTAGTCCAGAAGTAGAACTGCTTGGGTCAGTGGAGCTTGCCTTATATAGATAAACTAATGATGCACTAGTTCCCGCTGTTCCACCTTTTGATTTTGCAAAAGTTTGGAACTTTGTTAGCTCAAGATTTCCTCCGCCGTCAGCAACTCCGCCAATTGTTATAGTGTACTCTAAAAGCTCTTGATCTTCAGAAAGCTCATCAAACCCATGGTCTGCTACAGTGGCGATATTTGTTCCGTTCCCAGTTATAGCGCCTTCTATAATATCGGCATTGTCTGTAATTGCAACGCCAAACTGATCGCTCCCTACTGATCCAGAGGTATAAGTATAGTTACTTCCATTTACAAACACTTCAATAGTAGTGCCTGAACCAGATACAGCATTATCATATCCAACAAGAGGCTCGCCGTCTGAATCACAGCCAATGGCATGAGTTTCGTTCGAGAAAGAAACAAATATACCAGAGCCTCCGGTTTTTATTCCAAGAATAGAAATAGAGTCTGTAGCAAGAATATCATCGTTTGCAATCGCAGGAGTTTGAGCAGACTGGTTCCAGCCTGACGGCTTTTCTGCAACTTCAACTTCCATGAGCTTAGTGCCGCCACCATCAGTGCCAAAACTATCTACGGTGGAAGGTGGAGTAAACGGAGCCGTGCTTGTTTCAGACCATTCCTCTCCTGATACCGCTTCGTAAACTGTACCATCTATCGTAAACCTATACAAAGGTTCAGTAAAGCTTCCTGTAGAAGCAGTTAAATCAATATCTGAGTCTCCGGACCCTTGATAAGAAGGAGATTCTCCATCTGCATTATATACGATTGAATAATCTTCTGCCGTAAGTTTTACAACTCGAGCAAGATTACCTGAAGCTTGTCTCCTCAGCTTTGCAATAACCCACTCACCTGTGCGTATTTTATTTACATTATCTGGATCGTTTTTCTCTCGGACTGTGCCGGTAATAGTTATAGCGGTTCCGTCACCGTACTGAATATTATCGGATGCAGCTTCACTTACTTCAGTAAAGATTGTTTTTTCGTATTCTTGTTTTAGCCCTCCGGATACTGCACCTGTTGGGTAATTTGCTGCCTGAAAGTCTGTATCTGCGGTTCCATTTAGATCTGTGCTTGTCCACTCGAACTTAAATTCAGGCTCTTCATAACCAATAGCCAAGCCCCTTACTTTAAGGCTTGGGGGTTGTTGATCCGCTTCGTCCAAGTCATTATACAGTAAGTAAGCTGTATCGGAGTCAAGCACTAATTGTCGTTGAGGAGCTAGATCAGAAATTGTATAAAACTGGTCAAAACTAATTTCTCCATCTGAAGAGTAAGATACTGCACCAAGTAAAAAGTCTTCCGATCTCTTTAGATTTAAGCGGTTCTTTTGAGTAGTTTCACTCGTAATTGTAGCATCAGGGAATACTGAGTCAATATACATTTCTGTGTTATTACGAATAAAAGTTACTCTTGCTCCTGCTCCGTTCTGGAATCTTACAAAAGAGCCTACTTCTAGTTGACTAGTGAAAAGAGTATTTGTTCCTGTGACTTTTGAAGTAGTTCCATCAATTGTGCAAGTGCCAGATATATTTGTCCAAGGGTCGTCAAACGCAGTATCCTCAAACATATACAAACCAGTGCTGTCATCAATTCTTCGCGAAACAAGTTTTAATGGATCAACTGCTCCGTCGTTAAATTCATTAAAGTCGACCATAATATAGGCCAGTGGTTTAGGGGCAGCATCTGTGGTTGTCTCCCACGCCCAAGCCTCTGTTCCATACCCGTTTCTAGTAATTGTCCAGTCGTTCGCACTTCCTGAGCCATTTGCAAGAGTTACATTTATAGTGAGTGCAGTGCCATTAATACTTGTAATAACGCCAACTAAATAGTTATTGCTGTTCGCATCACTTGTAGCTTTTAACTCCATTCCTTCTACATATAAAGAGTTTGAAGTACTTAAAGTGAATGTCTTACTTCCAGCGCTAATTGCATGAGTTGTTGTAGAAGTGGTAACATAAGCAGTTCCGGCAAGTTTCTGCAGGCCTTGGCTTATGGAAGAATTATTTGTAGGATTATTTGTAGATAGACGTCCCAATGCTTGAGGAGGGGCTAGTGTAATTTCAGATTTTTCAAACTGGAACCGTTGACCTCCAGTTGTTAAATCAGCAATACTTGAACTAGATGTCGCAGAGCCTCCAGCGTATATTTCACCAATTTTATTCGAATCTGTAGCGTTATCCAAGCCAGTTTGATGGAAAGTTCTCACGTAAGGTGATCGATTTCCTCGATTCGTTACGATTCGTATAGAAAATCTATATTTTCCTTCAGCTAAAGGCGTAAACTCATAAGAAGTCTCTCCTCTCCCTACAGTAATAGGGCTAGGAACATTTGGAATATTATGTTTTAATTCATAGTAGTCTATATATTGAAAATCTTGCGGCGGCTCCCAGAACAAACTAACTTTTCTGGATCGCGCATTTGTATTGTCTACTTCTCTACTAATAAGATATTGACACGCAGGTGCGCCTTCAGGCTCTCCAGGAAATATATTATCTGGAACTTGTCCAAGCTCATAATCTACTTCTACTGCCAAATATTTTTCAGGATAGTACTCTACTGCACTAACACCAAAGACATTATCTTCTTCTTGGGCAATACCTAAAACTCTGTATTGACGTGTTGAGTCATAAGTTTCAAGGTTATCAAGAGTTTCTCTCAGCGCCCACACAGTATTTGCAGGAGGATTAACCGTAAAAGTTCCACTAATTGTAAGAGAGTCTGTTGACTGCCCAGAAGTAGTAGATACAGTATGCTCCTCTACATGGGTATAAGGCTTCCAAGATAGAGATATTAATTCGCCTCCAGTAGAAGCAGTCCAAGCATTAGAAGCTCGCTCTACTGTATTTATATCTCGTAAAGTTCTTCCTGCTGTAGTATCACTTTCATCTGTGTCAACGTAGGCTTGAGTTACTTTTTCACCTTTTTCAAAGGTGCCTACACCGCTCACAGTAATAGAACTGCCAATATTATACGCTGCAGGCTCTGTAACTAAAGTATTTAAAGTATATGTTGCTCCTGAGACAAGCTGAACTTCTCTATCAAGAGTAATTGTATTATTTGTAGATGACGACGTTCTACCGCTTAAAACTTTTCCAAATCTATCTGCGTCTTGAACATTAATAATATCGCCAGGGCGCAAATAAATTGCAGAAAGGGCAGTTTTAAATGCTACAACTTCTGTTTGATTTTGTGCAGTCCAAAGCTTCCATCTACCATAGCGAATTGCTTGCCCTTCCGAAGTACAGCCAAATGCAACAGCATTGAGTTTATTAACTCGTCCTGATTTTACAATGTCGTTTCGATCTTCTACAATTAAAGGAACAGGTCTATAATCTAAATCTGGGTCGTTCCAAGTTACAATAACTTGGTTTGCTTTTGTTCTATTTCCTGCAGTCTGATACGAAAATATTCCGTCAATTACATTACCTTTAGTAAATGTGTATACAGGATCAGCAGGAGCATCTAAAATTGGAGTAAGTTGGCCATCCATCCAGAAGAGTATACCTCTGAAAATAGTTGCCATGTCTTTTAAAACTTTATATGCTTCTTCTGCTTTTGTAAGGAATAAGTTTGCTCTAAATCGGGGTTCTGTTCCACCATTTCCATCGTCTACGAGCTCATCACAATATCGAGCAACTCGGTAGAGAGAATATATATCAATATCTAAGTCTGGATCAATATACTCTCCGAGGCCGTATCGCTTATTAGTAAGAATGTCGTAAAACACCCAAGCAGGGTTATCTGTAAATTGTAGCTGATCTTTAAAATCACCTTCCCACCAGTCAGCATAGACTGCAATATTGTCGGCAGTATACTCTCGAGGAGTATATGCTGTAGGAACTTTTACAAGCTTTCCTCTCATATCATAACTGAGTTTAGGAATTCTGTTAAATTGACGAGAATCAAAACTAATTCCAGAAACAGCAGTGTAAGGATAATACAGATTGTCTTTTACAGTTGCAATAATACTCGCAACTTGCGAAGTGCTATCCCCTTGTTGGTAATCAGCGTCTTCGCCGGATTTATCTGCTCCGGTTACTTCTACGGCTTGGTCGATATGTCGAGTAAGGCGAGCAATTCGTATTTTAAAGTCATGAAATCCATTACGCTGCTTTCTAAACTCTCCAATATCTACAAAATGCTGCCACGATAGTGCCGCCCCAAAACTCGCGGTGTGCACAACATTTCCAAAAACAGATTCGTATGCTCCAAAGCCTGCGCCCTGAGTGTCTTCGAAAGCAATATCAACAGCGTAAATTGCTGTATTATTGTGCTCTTCTCCGTCTTCTTTATTAATACATTGAAGTCTTCCATACTTTATTTCAAAGCTAATTACATCGCCCTGCTGTCGAATTAAATCTTGTTGTTCTGCAGGAAATAATGATGAAGTAATAAAGACTGCTGAAGTTGCACCATCATCTGCATTACTTCTTGACTCCTCATACCCACCAGTAGAAAACAGAGTAAGTCCTTCTTGAGATGCTACCGATTGTTGAAGCTGTTTTAAAGTAGTTGTTGCAGGAGCAGAGCTTACTGGAACATTGATACCTCCTCCGGCACCTCCCCAGACTTGTATAATATTTTGAATGGCAGAACCATTAACAAACTGTACATTTAAGTTTGCAGTTTTACCTTCTTCTAGGTCTGGATTTAGTCCTTGATTAAAGTTTCCATAGTTACTTTTAGTTATACTATATCTATATGTTCCTGCGTCAGGATTAGCCGAACTTAAAAGAGTTACTGAGGTTGTGGTAATTTCTTCTACTGCAACATTTACTTCAAATTTTACAGATAGACTTTGATTATTTTCAAAGGTTTGTGTAGGGGAAAAGTAAACTAAGTTAGCAGTTCCGTCTCCGTTGTCTGTTACTGTTCCAAGAAGAATATTACCTGCCGCATCCATTAAATACGTTGTAAATACATTATAGTTTGTAAAGCCTGCGGTTCCAAGACTTCCATTAAAATCAGAAGACGTGAGAGTAGCAGTCCACATAAACTGAAAATTATTATTATTGGCTCCAGCATAGTTAATATTAGAAATTGTTACACCGCTAAGCTCTACGATTTGAACAGTTAATGTACAGCCACTTGCTTCATTATATTCTCCAATAGCGTCTTCTGGAGCATTTGCATCTAGAGTTCCTGTATCACTGGCACCATTAAAAGTGATTTCTCCTTGAAATTGGAACTGTCCTGAGTCGTTTATATCCGAAACATCTCTATTTTCAAAAAATACAGCATCAGCGGGCTCGATTGCTCGAGTATTATTAAAATATACAGATGCGCTTCCCTCAGTTAAGCCCCAAACAGGGCCTTCGCAGAGAGCTTCGACCATTTGTATTCTTTGAGACGTAGAAAAACCATTCCCGCCACCTCCCCCATTGAAGAAAGGAAGATTATTGAAATTAAAATCTGTCATAAACATAATATATCTTCCTTATTGGCCTAGGTTTGAAAACACAGTGGTGGGGTTAAACGTAATATTCGGAGTAGTGTTTGTGCCAATATTGATTTGCTCTGTCTGCCCCGGAGTTGTTGGTAATCCGGGCTGGCTTGGGTTCGGATTTGGAGGAGTTTCTGTTGGGCCTCCGGGATTTTGATCGTCGTTGTTTGGATCAGGGGTTATGTCATTACCTTCATTTGATATACCAAAACCTGCTTCAGCATATACGGAATTTTTATTTCTTACATCAAAGTCAATAAGTCTGCCAGGAATTCGTAATCTTCCATAAAGTAAAGGAACAGGATCGCCCTCTAATATAGTTTGGCCGGATCCTTGAAACAAATAGCTTGTGTCTTGCCGAGAGTCATTTTGAACATCTGTAGCAGGATCAGGAGCCATTAAATCAGCGAGTCCTGACATAGCAAGACCTGCTGCTACTGAATACGCCGCGTAAAGCCAACCACCCGCGAGGCCTAAAGCAGGAATAATTACAAAAGCAATTACTGCAGCAGCAACAATTTTAAGTATTCCTCGAATAGCATTACCGGAGCCCTCAGGAGCAGGAGAAATATACATATCTCCCTCTCCAAAATTCATAATCAGCTCTTCATCTGTAGTAAGAGGTGAATCTTCTACGTGCATTATAAAACCAATATTTTTTTCGTGACACTCAGCAAGGTATGCTCGAAACTCAGGTCTTTGAGCATCAATAGCTTTAAATACATCTCTAAAGCTCTGAGCATTCAAAGTTAAAACTTTACCAAACTTTTCTCCAAGTTCTCCATCAAGGTAAATTTTACGCTTCATGTCTATATATTCCTACTAAATACTTTATCCAAAATGGATATAAACTTTCTCTACAAGAGAGTCTATATAATGCGTGATGAAAGAATGACTCATCCCCTATATAAACCCCGCAATGGTTTGGCACTTCAGACTCTAGTTGAAAAATTAAAACATCATTCTTTTGAGGAGCGCCCTCTACTTTTTTGTGATTCCAATTTTTAATGTAGTCTTCTGAAAAATAATTTAACTGCTTTTCGTAAAAACCTTCCTCAAAAGGCTCTCGAGGAGGAATATGTATTCCTTCTTGTGATAGCCAGTCTCTCATTGCTTCAAAACAGTCTTTCACACCAAAGTCGTATTCTCTTCCAATTAAAGGGTAAAAATTTTTCTTTGGCTCTAAAATATTCAAATCCATGCTAGGGTAAGAGTAAATATGATATGGTATACCAAGAGCATTACAACTATTTATATCATGCTCTGAAGGCTCATTACTTTGATCCACATGACTATGCACTATTGCAATAATATCATACTTTTTTCTAATATCTAAATATTCTTTGTGTGAAACAATAAAGTCTTTGTCATCTTCTGCGATATTCGTGCAAGGAAACCAAGTCTTTTTGCCTTTTACTAATGCTATTACACCACAACCTTCTCTTGGGTATTCTTTTTTAAAATGCTCTTCTATTTCGTGTATCACTTAAACTTTCTAGTTCCTGGGAACCCTCCAAAGGGTAGGGGAGTAAGCCGTGTTAAGGGATCTCCATTTGTATCAACTCCTTGATATCTAACTTTACAAGAGTTTAGAGTTTTACCACATATATCTATACGTTTCCAGTATCTACTTCCTTCGGTAGGCGGAGCATTTACGCCACTTGGATTCTTTATTGATTCCCAAATTTTTACAAAACCCGTTGTAGGATATTTAATTTTTGTCCCTACTGAGTAAGACTGCTGCGATGTATAGCCGGTTCCAATTCCTGTAATTTCATTGTCATCTATATCGAAAAAGGAAGTTTGATCGTCTGTGTTTGTATACGTGCACCCAGAGCCTTCGTGCCCATCAATAGCAATTCCTTGGTATTTCCAAGGGCAGTATTTTCCTATGATTATTCGAGAAGGTAGTTTTACTCTCTCTAAATCAATAGGAGAGACTAGCTCATAAGACACTAGCAAAGCAGACTCTGCTTTAATTCTTTCAAGCACAAACGTTGATTTGGGAAACTCTATGGGTAAAGTAGTCGTCCATCCCGCAACATCTGACACTCTATATGTATTTTTATATAAAGTTCTTCTATAATTTACTCTTGAGCCTAGAATGTCTTCTGGTTTATCTACGCCATTTGCTTCTAGAATTTCTTGCCAAGTTTGCTCATCATCTGTTCCATCAGAGTTATCTGTAATACTTCGCCCCAAGCTTACGAGATTTGCTACATTAAGTATAGGGCGATTCTGGGCTCCATCAGACTGTATTTCTATACCAGTCATTTCAATGGGAATAGCAATATACTCATTTAAAGCCGATCCATCAGCAGTAGGAAAATAAATATTTGCGGAACCGTCATCGAGTCCAGAAACTAACCGTAAATCAATAGATGTAGAGCCCGGTAGAGTTATTTCAAAAAACTCTATTAGACTATCGTTGATTGATTGAAGTTGAACTGTATCTATTAAATCGGTCATTATTAAGGCTCGTATACTCTTCTAAGTGTTGTAGTTAATGAGTGTATTGCATCTTGATTATACGCAATATTATACTTTTCTGTGGCAACTTTTATAGTTTCACCGCTTAAAACAATATCAAAATTTGCTCCTACTTTATTATCCAAAAAAGCCGATAAAACTACGATATCGTCTGCGTTTCTGTTGTTAAAGTTTACAGAAATATTTTCTTTCTTTGAGTTTATTCCGGAGCGAAGTCTTTGCTCGTATCCATCTCCAAACTTTGCAACATAAGCTGAGTGCTCTGCTTGACGCCCAATACCTCTATCAAAACTATACTCTACTGTATCACTTCCAAGCTGTGTCTCTCCAAATATAGAGTCAAGAAGTGTAGTATCTGTGATATTTGTGTAAAAAGTTGTATCATCAGATACTTCATCTCTTCTAATTGTTACTGAATAAGTAGCCATTCTTATGCTCCATACGGGCTCAACATCCCGCCATTACGTTTCTGCTTTCTAAGCTCTTCTTGAACTGCTAAGGATATGTTCTTTCCAAGTTTTGATAAATCTTGATTATCGT